AGTGAGCCCTGCTCGGTGGATAGCTGAAAAATCGATCTTGACATCCATGCGGAGGCTCCAGGTGAAAGGGGTGCCGGTTACGGTTCCGGCAGCTGCCCGAGGCAGCCGGTCTCGGGGGTAAGGTGGGGTGGCCGGTGCTGATCTCCGGCTTGCTGCTTCACCTCGGGCCGTTGCAGCCGCCGAACCCGCGTTTCCACCGTGAGGTGTGTCAAACAGCAAGGGAACCGACGACATTGGTAGTCCTTGGAGTGTGCATCAGCCTGCACATTCACCCCTAAACTTTAGTCGTCGGTGCTAGAGAGCAGGTCGTCCAGGTCACCCAGCAGGTCGTCCATACCGGTGCCCGTGGGAGCAGGTTTGACTTTCACCGGGACCTCACCCATGGCAGCGTCCAGATCATCCAGACCGATCTCAGGGGTGGGCTTGGCAGCAGGTTTGGCCTTGGCNGTGTCCACNGCCTTCTTGGCNGCCAGNGCGGCGTCCAGCTCGTCTGCATCTGCAGCGGCAGGGGCTTCCAGGGCAGGGGTGCCGGTGCGACCGATCAGGCCGATGATTTCCTTCACCTCGTCGCTCTCGTACATGGTGGTGACTTTCTCGTACACCTCGTCGCTCACCAGACCCACGGGCTTGAACGTCAGCTTCGGGGCAGGGGCGGCTGGGTCGAACGCGATCTTGAGCACCACGGCGTTGTACGGCAGGCCACGGGTGTCAGCCATCTTGCAGGCTTCTGCAAAGTTCTGACGCGAACCAGCAGGCACGCGCAGCAGCCATGGGTCGCCGGGCTGGTTGGGGTCGATCACCGCCAAGCGGGTGTTCACGGTGCAGGCTGTACCCTTGACTGCCGTGCCGTCTGCTGCGACCTTGCCGCCCCANACNGCGTGNNGGCAGAGCTGGCACTTCTTGGCCTGNGGTTCGGCTGCATCACCAGCGGGTGCNACACCGTCACCGGAGTAGCAGGTGGGCTTGCCACCCTCGGCGTCGTCTTCGCTGTACGTCTTGGCGTAGAACACGCGGGCGTTCTTGTTGGCGCGCACCACGGACAGGCTGAGAGAGGTCACGGGTTCTTGCTCACCGTCGATCTCGCGGGTCAGGACTTTCTTCTCTTTGCCCTTGACCAGGGTGAAGATCTTGCCCTTGATGGACAGGACCGAGATCGAGGCGGCCGATGCCACGTCGGCGTTGATGGCGGAGAGTGCCTTGCGGTTGGCCAGGTAGGCGGGCAGGGCGGCGGACGAGAACGGAACGATGTTGCTCATGGTGTTGTGTCTCTGAGGTGGGGGTTGAAGTGTAAGGCTAACGCCTTGGTTGGGGAAAGGGAAACGGGACGAACGGGTCAGGAACGGCGCACGCCGACGCTCACAGCCTCGCGCCAGTTGATGCCCGGTGGGCAGGTCGTCGTTTGCTGCACGGAACTGCTCGATGGCGGTCTTGCCCGCACGGATGTCAGCCAGTTCCCAGTTGCCGGTGTCCAGCAGGTAGTCCTTGAACACGGACTTGTCAGCCACCGTCACCGAGGTGCTTGTGCTCTTGTAGGCCGTGCCGTGCGCGGTTCGGAAGGACTCGGCACCCTGTGCGTTGAGGGTCACCAGGATAGCCGATTCAAGGCGGTTCATGGCCACCGTGATCTCTGCCACAGAGGCTTCGTAGTCGGCCTTCATCTGGGCCTTTTTGTCTCGGAGCAGCACGTAGCGCTCCACGATCAGGTCAAGTTTCATTGTTGTTCTCCAGTGAGGGTTGTATCATACACTAACATGTTAGACAGTGTGGGTTTTAGTACCTCGTGGTGCCCAGGGGAAGCCACTTCACCATGGTCTGCCCCTTGTGCTGGTAGATAGCCAAGCCTGACGGTTCCCGGCAACCCTCACAATCAAAGTGAACTGTCATGCCTGCGCGCACGTAGCTGGGGTTGTCTTCCATGTCCCGGTCGATCATGACCTCGCCGTGGCTGCTGTAGACGGCTGTACCCTCCCCAGTCTCGGCAAACGCCAAGTCGGGGAAGAAGGTCCGCACCCGTTCCTGGTGCAGCTGGGTGTCGCCGCAATGCGGGCAAACGAGGAGGGATGTGGTCTCGTGCGATGGCTCAAGTTTGACGGGTGGTGTGGTTTTCATATACGGGCTTTCAAACTGTTAGACGGTCAATCAACCCGTGGTGCTTGGGCCTGGCGCATGGCGTAGCGCACCATGCTTTTTCGCAGGGCTTCCAGCACGATTTTCTTTTGTGCTGCTGCCGACAGGTACTCGTTGACCGTTTTGTCCACCTCGGCGCGAAACTCGTCAGTGTTCAGAGCTTCGTCGATGATCCGACCGATGTGCCGGTCAACCACGTTATCGGTGACGCGCTTGATCGCGTTCTCTACTTCTGCTACCACCCTCGATTGCAGGTACTTGTCGGCATACGCCGCGATTGCTTTTTCATCCACATTTACGTTGACAGTCAACATTACTTCACTCCTTTGATGAGGTCGAGCAGGACGCCCTGGGTTTTCTCTTTGCCTTGCAGGCGGTCGTAAATCTTGCGCTCCATCGCAGTTGCCTCGATGTGCACGATCAGCGTGTTGCGCTTCTGACCCGGGCGGGTGACCCGGGCGTTAGCCTGTTGGTACGTCTCGTTGCTGTTGGTCGGTGCGTACCAGATCACCGTGTTGGCAGCGGTCAGCGTTAGCCCGTGACTCAGCGTCCCAGGGTTCGCCACCAGCACCCGGGGGTCCTTGGCGTTCTGGAAGTCCTTGAAGATCCGGTCGCGCTCGGTCTTGCTGGTCTCCCCGTGCACCACCTCCACCGAGAAGTCTTTGCGCAGCGACTCGGCCAGCACCTTGAGGGCACCGGTGAGTGGCACGAAAACCAGCACCTTGGCGTCAGCCTCCTCGATGATCTCGCGCACCAGCTCGACCCGAGGTCCGTTGGGTAGCAGGATGTCACCCTCAGTCCCGTAGGCGACACCAAGGCAGATCTGGATCAGCTTCGAGAGCTTGACGGCCTCGTTGACTGCCGTGATCTGGCCCCCGCCGTGCTCGGCCTTGAGCTTCTTGAGCATGTCGTCGAAGGCCGACTTCTGCTCCGGGGTCAGCTCGGTCTGGCGGGTCACGTAGGTGGTGGGTGGCAGGTCGATGCACTCCTCGCGGCTGAACCGCACGGCCGGCTGCATCATGTTCTTGACCACCTCCAGCGAGCCGTCTCGCATGACCCACTTGTAGGGACCGCTGGCACGCATCACCTGATCACGAAACGCACCGAAGTAGCCCGGGGCCTTGCCCGGGTTGATCAGCTTGACCTGTGCCCAGGCATCGGTTGGTGCGTTGGGGGTCGGCGTGCCAGTGAGGCCCCAGGCCCACTCCTTGCGGAACTCGCCCGTCTTGCGCTCACCGTTGATCAGCAGGTGCAGGGCTTTGAAGCGCTCGGTGCTGGCGTTCCTGAAACTGGCCANCTCGTCNACCACCACCAGGTCCAGNCCCTCGCGTTTTCTCAGCAGCTCCANCGTCTCCTTGGACTTGATGCCGTCGTGGTTGATCACGTACACGTCGAANTCGTGGGCNAGCAGCTTGTGNCGTTTGTCCCGGGTNCCGTGCAGCACCGCGAAGGTCATGTCGGGGAAGTGCCGGAAGATCTCGTCACCCCAGGCCCGCTCCAGCGTGGACAGCGGGCTGATCACCAACATGCGCTTGACCAGACCCAGCTTGCGGAGGTAGTCGAAGGCCCACAGCACGCTCATCGTCTTGCCGCTGCCCATGCCCGAGAGGTTGAATGCCCGGGGGTTCATGGTCAGAAACTCGGCGCTGATGCGCTGGTGGGCGAACGGCTGATACCTGCCCGGCCACTCGTAGTAGGTCCCCATCGGGCTCGGTGCGTCGATGCCCAGGTTGCGCAGGACCCTGCACTCGTCGAGCCCATGGTTCACGACGACCAGATTCCGCCCTTTGAACACCATCATCTTCGCACCGGGGATCACCGAGGTGATTCTTTCGGGCCACCGGGAATTCAGGATGAGTTTTTTTCTGTCACGTACAACTAACATAGTCCCACCGCATTCCTTTGTGAATCCCGTTGGGATAGTCCCCCACGCGCCTAAGTGCTCGGCTAACGGCACCGGCCGTGTACCCGGCATCCACCGTAGCCCGTGTGCTCGGATAGACGGTAACCTCTCCCGTCTGCAGGTTTGTCGATTGGCATTTGTGGGACATTTTTCTGCCGTAGTCCGGCAAGACACTGATTCGCCGCATGGTGGCAGCCAACTTATCTCGGCTGGCTTGTGTCCACGGCATTTTTCTAGCCTTGCGAGCGGCGCTGATCTTTTTGCGGGCGCTTTCAGGTAGTGTGTACCCGGATCTACCTTCCACACTGCGACGGATCATGTCGGCTGTTGGGCGCCACAGCGAATTTCTGCGGCGTATTTCTGCCACGGTTTCTGCGCTGTGTTTGAACCCTCGCATCGAGCCGGCAACCCCTGTTGCGTTGTAGCCAAAATCCTCATGATCGGTGCCCAGCATGTTGATCCAGTACTGTTCCTCCGACACAGCGAACTCAGGCTGAGTCTCGACGATCACGTCAAACACGAACGCTTCTGGACCGTACTTGTTCCATGCAGCTTGTAGATGCTTGGAGTGGTGACACCCTTTTTTCAACAGGCATCGGTGGATGTTCCAGCGGCGCGCGAAAGATTTTGCTGCGCTCCCCACGTACAGCTTACCTGTGACCGTGTTTTCAATGCTGTAGACCCCTGTTTTGTACAGCAGGGGGTGTGGCACGCGCACACTCATTGCTTGCTCCTGTTGAGTTTCTCCAGCACGTTGGCTGGTTTGAGGTGGGTGTAACGCTTCAGGGTCGCCCAGGACAGGTGCCCGCTGATCATCGCCACCTCGGGGATGTCCAGACCCTGCTCAAACAGGCGCGTGATGCCCTCGTGGCGCAGATCGTGCAGGCGCAAGTCCTCTAGCCCCAAGCGGTCGCAGGCCCGCTCGAATGCTTTGCTCGCAGACTCGGGCTCGTAGGGCAGGATGCGCTCGTCGATCACTGGGCACGT